ATTTCTTCATCTGTGCGACAATCAAACCATTTAGGAAAACCAAATATTCCAAATGTCTTATTTGTGTTTTGTCTCTTAACAATTTTTTTAATGTCTTCTTCAAAAAAAGATTCTTTAATTACAATCCCACTAGGTCTTTCAACTGCCCTCCAAACAATTTCATTATTTTTCATTATCATTTCTGATACATAATAAATTTTAGGCATAGATTTAGGATTAACTTTCTTATTAGCCATCCTAGATAGTTTTGAAGATCCTCTGTTTGAATACTTTTTATTTTTTGTCATATTTTAAATCCAGAAAATTTATCATATGCGTCAGCAGGTTGTGGTCCTGATGGACTTTCAATTTGTTCTTTTGATTCCTGATTGCCGTCTGATAGATTTTGAGCAGATTGTTCTACATCATATAATCTCATTTTTGCTCTATCTACACCTAAAATAAAAGCACGATTGATTGCAGGATCATTATAACGATTTTTTAATTGTTTAACTTTCATTTGACCTAATTGTTCAAGTTCTTCATTTGAAATAAGAGCAAACATAAAATCAGCTGTTGCAGGAAGACCAAAAGACTCTGAGGTATCTTCTAAACCAATATCACTTGACATAAAACCACTTCTTGTAGTTTGAGTAGCAGACACAATTGGTACATCATACTGTACTGCAAGTCCTCTTAGTTCTTCAGCAATTGCCTTAATATAAAAATAAGATGATATATTACCGCCTTTAAATCTACTACTTGAGCAAATGTTTAGGTAATCTATGAATACTATGTTAGGTTTAAATGATTTTTTTAAAGATAGTTCATCTAACAAACTTTTAAAATGTCCTGCGTGAGCAGAAGCTGTAGGATATTCTTTAATAATTAATTGACCATTTACTCTACTTTGTAACTTAGAAATTTTATTATCATATAACGACTTAGGCATTTCATAAAGTTCATCAATAGTTACATCTAATAAGTTTGCGTCAATTCTTTCAGCAATTCTTTCTTCAGCCATTTCTAAAGTGATATACAATACATTTTTACCTTGACTTATCATTGAAGAAGCAACGTGACACATAAACAAAGATTTACCAACACCAGTACCTGCAAGTGCTACATTCAAAGTCTTAGGTGGTAAACCACCTTTTGTAATACGATTGAAATAAGTTAAATCAAATTTAATTCTTTCTTCTTCTCTATGGTAATATTCAAATCGGTCATCTGTTTGATTTAAGTAATCGTGTCCTATATGATTGTCAAAACTTACAGCAAGTGCTTCGGACAGTATGTGAGGAATGGCTTCTGGAGTTTGTTTCTTGTCTTTACCATCTATAATTTTTATACCTGATAGTACAGCATTATATACAGCACGGTCTTTACAAAATTTTTCAGTTGTATCTATTAGCCATTGTAGATCAACTGTTTCAGCATTTAGTTCATTTAATAATGACTTAGTAACTTTAAATTCTTCTTCGGTTATAGATTTTAAATTTGATAGTTCAATAAGTATAGTTTCTTTACTAGGAAGATTATTATACTTGACAACAAAGTTTTTAATGATATTGAAAAGGACTATTTCTTCTTTACTTTTAAAATAGTCTTCTTTAATGAAAGGAAGTGCTTTACGAGTAAAGTCTTCGTTGTAAACTAAATTTGATAATAATGTTTTTTCAAATCTATCATTTGAATTTAATGCTGCCATTTTCTAATTGTTCCTCTATTACTTCAATTAATATATCACCTATATAATTCCTAAATTCAGTTGATGTTGTGTCAACATTATTAGGATTTTTTTTAACTTCATACGTAAATTTTAATGGTAATTGTCCTTGTTCATTTTCTTCGGATGCAAATTTAACATTATTATAAGTGTATATTATATCATTATATGGTGTTTCTGTCAACTTGATACAGGAATAATCATCTATATCTCGTTGAGCAAAAACGTACTTTTTATTCTGCGCCATAGAGGAATTCTTTTTTGGCAGCTTCGTCAATCTGATTGAGAATATCTTTAGTAAAGAATTTATCAGGTTCATTATTGATAGTTTTAGCATACTGTTTACTTCCGTCTGGTAATTCTATCCTTGTTGATACGGATTTAAATATATTATGTTTAACTGCTAAATCAAGTAGTCCATAATACTTATCTAATCCTTTGTCATAAGTCAATCTTACATCTATCATAGCATTTTCTTTTGTAAGCCTTGACTTGTAATTTTTACAATGTATGATATTTCCTATAACTTGTGTACCATCTTTTTCTTTTCTTTTAGATAGATATACAATGTTTGAAGCAGCATACTTCAATCCAGAACCACCACCCATTTCTTTTTGTGGAAACATTGAACCAATAACATCATAAGTATGGTTTGTCATAATCATTGGTACTTTTGCTTTACCTAATTTTAAAGTTAATACTCTAAAGGCAGCCTTAACAATTTGAGACCTTGTCATATCTCTTGTTTCTTTACCTTCGGCAGTATCTTCCATTTCTTTTGTAGTAGATAACATACCTAAACTGTCTAAAACAAACATTAAAGGTTTTCTTTTTTCTTCAGGTTGTTCTATGTATTTGTCAATAACTTTAATTGATTGATGTCTAAATTCTTGTACGGTTGCAACAGGAACAACAACCATTCGTTTACTATCAACACCACGACTTTTAGATAACATACCTAAACTGTCTAAAACAAACATTAAAGGTTTTCTTTTTTCTTCAGGTTGTTCTATGTATTTGTCAATAACTTTAATTGATTGATGTCTAAACTCTTGTACGGTTGCAACAGGAACAACAACCATTCGTTTACTATCAACACCACGACTTTCAACTAATTCTTTTGTTAATGCACTTTCAGACTCAAAGTAAATTACACCTGCGTCTTTGTTTTTATCTAAAAAGTTTTTTACAATACCTAATGCAAAAAATGTTTTACCTGTAGCAGCTTCTCCAGCAATTGCTGTAATTTTATTTGATGGTAAACCACCATAGATACTACCTGATAGTAACGCATTAAAAGTATATGAGCCTGTATCTATAAAACTATCTACATCTCCTGCGTCAAGTCCTTCACTTACGAGTGAAGCGTATTCATTACCTGTTTCTTTAATTATATCCTTTAGAAAGTCGTTCATAATCATCCTGTTCTTGTTCATTGAAAACAATACTTATTTGTTTTCTTTTTATATTTAAATCATAACATATTTTGAGTATTTTGTCAAGTTCCTTTGATTCAAAATCATATATCATATAGTTATCAAATTTTTTATATATTATTATCCTCATTTTGTTTTTTAGCACGTAATATAACTGGTCTACCTTTTAGATTGTCGGTTTCCCAATCAAACTTTAATTTGTTATTTTTAGGTATCCAATTTTTAGGCGGATTTTCATAATCATCTTCATCTACTTTAACCCAAATACTATCAAACATATCATCTATGTCCATTTTAGGACCTAAAGGACCTATGTCCATTTGTTTTAATGAGTTCTTTAAAAGCTCTTTATTGTATTCTATCTTTCTTTGATAGTCCCAATACTCTTTTAAATCTTTATATGATGATTCTGAAATTGTCATTGACATAGTTATTTATTTAAATAGGCAAAGTTGCCTTTCGAGCAAATCTAAAATAGTCTAAACTTTTATTTTTCGAAAAACACCAAACATTTTCTATGTATGTTTTATTCATAAACTCTTGTTTAGCCTCTTCACTTTCAAATAACTTATCAGATTTAGGTCTTTGCATAATTCTCATTCCTATTTGACCTACAAAGTGTTCTTTTAAACTATCTACTAATTCATCACAACTTTTATATCTTGTATTTTTAACTTTAGGGTCCATAATATTAACAAATAAATGACCAGTAGATGATAAAGAATTAAAACTATTTTTAGATACTGGTAAATAAAAATCATCACGCCATTTTTCATATTGATTAAACTTAAACCAAGATTGATCTTCTTCACTTTCACCACCCTTGTTATATTCTTCAGTAGAAAAATATGGTGGACTTGTAAAGGCACAATCAATATTTTTAATTTCATTCCAAGGTAAATCTTCTGCACCACATCTATAAATTCTTACGTATTTTTTACCCATACACTCAAAATAATCACATCTATAAATTCTTACGTATTTTTTACCCATACACTCAAAATAATTTCTACCTTGATTATCAACTCTTTCATATATTGTTGGTTCAGGATTGCCTAAAAATTCTTCATACTCTGCTACTTGTTCCATATAGTTAGCATAAGTGTTTGGATTTGGATCGCAACCTGTATATTGTCTAGCATTACTTGTATAAAAACCAGCAAGTCTATCTCCCCAACCACAACTTGTATCTAATACAGTATTTGCATTTGTCATATCGTAAATAGTTCTAGCCACATTTGGTTTAAATTGTGTTGCAATGTAAGTGCCTTAAATTGTGTTGCAATGTACGTGCCCAATCTAAATGCACTCATATAACTTGCTTCAGTTAATTCACCACCTCTTAATTCTTCTTTACCATCAATGGTTACTTTTTTCATACCATTGATACCTCGCCATATAGGGCCTAAACATTTCCATATGTCTTTAGGTGTACCATTAGTCCACACATCAATCGGTGCTTTAAAACTATAACTTGAACAGTTTAATCTTAATGCTTGTTGAAAATAATTTGAAATACTATTAAATGTAGATGGTGCGTCTATAACACCTAGACCATATTGTTTATAATTGTATTTGTAATCATCATATTTTTCCATAACATCATTAACATCAACTTTTAAATATTTACTTGTATCTAATTTAGACAATTCAAAAAAATCATTTCTAACTTCTTCTAAGGTAATACTTTTTAAAGGAAATACAGGTCGTTCTTTGGCAATATATTCTGATAAGTCTAATCTAAATTGTTCTTTACCAATAGTCTTTGTATAATGTTCAAACACAGTTTGATTCATTATTGGTAATTTATTTTGATTTGCGTATTTGTATAAGTAATCCATAATATCTATTATAACATTTTTATTCAAATTTGTCAACTTGATTTCCCCAACTATCCCAACCTTGTCTTTGAGTTCTAGCAAACAATTCTATATAGGGTCCAGATAATAAGTTCTCTATTTTACTGTACATTTCATCTGGTTTTCTACTATGCTCTCTCCTTTTTGAAACTAATAATTGATTTACACTACTACTGATTCTTTTTGGTTTACCTTTTGTTGCCAATAAACACATTTCAGGATTAGCTCTAGTCCAATATCCTAAACCTGTAAAGTATCCATCAGACTTTCTATTTGTCTTTACCCAAGTAAATGCCACAGTTTTATATTCAAAGCCCCACGACTCAATAACTTCAAATGATTTTTGTAAAAAAGGATCTGTAACCCACATTAACAAAGTACAATCATCATCAGAAATTTCAGTAACAGGAAGATTTTTTATATCTTGCAAATTCATACAACTATAATGACGTGTAGCATTTCGTCCTTCGCCTTTACTTGAAAACGATTTAAAGTACCAAGGCGGATCAGCGTATATGACTTTATATTTTTTATTAGGAAATTCCATAAGTATCAAACAAAAATTTTATAGCAAGTAATAACAAAGCAAATTGATATATTGGTATTTTAGTTTTTAAAGCAATCAACATTCCGATTCTTGCTGACCACATAACAACTAGGTACATAACAACTAGGTATAATATAATCATATTTAATATCATACAAAAAAACTTTCTAAACTTGCTTCTCTTTCAAGTTTCCACCCAATAGAATCTAAAATAAATTTTAAAGGATCAGTAAATGTCTTTTCAAATTGTGTATCATAATCTATAAACTTGTGTAAATTAAACTCATAAGGTATTTTTGTAGAAAATGAAATTACAGTATCTTTAACTGTGTTTGGTAGTTTTAACATTAAAAATTTTATCTTATCACCATCATTGATAATTGGATACTTGTATTCTAATTTATGTTTATGTAAATAATGATTATAGATTAAAGCACCTTTTACGTGTATAGGTGTTCCTTTTTTATATATGTTACCTGTGTCAACATATTTGTTTAAGTTATTACAAGACCTAGGAAACGCAACTTCTTCAGCCGATAATGTACTGAATACTTTTTTAAAGTCGTTTACAAACTTAATTAAATCTTCTTCATTTTGATTCATTATTACTCTTATTGCGTCTTTAATTTTACCTCTACATACTTCAGGTGTAGATGATTTAACTGCTTCAACACCCATAATCTTTAACTTAGGTATTTCATATCTAATACCTTCTTCATCAAATACATTCATCATATATCTTTTTTTAGCAACCCATATGCCTTTATTTGCGATTGCTTCTCGTTTCATAATCATTTTTTGCGAATAAGCATTTACATAATTAGCAAGATTTTGAAAACTATCGTCAATGACTTTTTGTATTTTTTCTTTTGCGGCCTTGTCTATAAAATCAACTATCTGATTTATTGTTTTATCTTTACAAACTTTTTGTACTAGTTGATCTAATCTAAGATAAATTGAATCTGTATCAGAAGCAACTATGTAATTTACATTTGTTGTATTTAAAATTTTATTCATAAACTTGTTTACGTCTCTTTCAACCCAACGAATAGACAACTGACCACCAAGTGTGATCGCTTCTGCCTGTTTTACATCAAAGTATCTAAAGTATTGATTACCAATTGCACCGTAGGCAGAGTTTAAAGAAATCTTTCCTGTTTTACATCAAAGTATCTAAAGTATTGATTACCAATTGCACCATAGGCAGAGTTTAAAGAAATCTTTTTTGCCATTTGTATATTATGACAACGAGATATTTCATTAGAGTAAATTGGATCTTTTGTCTTTTGAAATTCTTTTTTAGCATCAATTGCCTTTTGTTTATAAATTACTCGTTCATTGTACATCTTTTCCATCAACTCAGCAAGAAAACCTTGTTTGTCTCTTTTAAACATAGCACCATTAGGAGCAATTGTTATGTTACGTTCTTTTGCCCATTTAAGATTTAATCTTTCATCTAAAAAGTTTTCAACACCTATTGCTTTAGGCTCAACACCTATAAATGTTTCAGGACTTATATTGTATTGCATAATTAAATGTGGATAAAGTGAGTTAAGGTCAAAAGAAACAATCCATTTGTGTAATCCTAATTGCGGATCTTTTACATACGCACCTTCATATTGTGTATCCTTTTCGTGTTCTTCTCTTGGTGGTATAACTATGTTTTTAGATTTTAAGTGATTGTAGATTAAAGTATCCCAACATCTTACTTGGGAATAAACATCTGTGTAATTTACTTTATAGTCGTAGGCCATTGTTAAACAAAGTTCAATCAACTTCATTTTGTCTTCAAGTCTATCAACTAATTCTACATCTTGGATATTATATTCAACAAATCTTTGATAATCTTTTGTATAAAAGTCTTTAAATGTTTCATATGGATTATCTAATTTAGATTCGCCCAATTCAACTTTAGCAATATAATTTAGTTTTAAAAGTCTTTAAATGTTTCATATGGATTATCTAATTTAGATTCGCCCAATTCAACTTTAGCAATATAATTTAATTTATAACTTTCTTGTCTAACATAGGTAAACTTTTTATACAAATCAAAATAATCTAATACAGAAACACCTAAGATGTTCCAATACTGTTGATTTTTAGTTCCTAACTGTACACGTTCAGCATTCACATAATTCCAAGGCGACATTTTATTAATCGTGTCATTATCAAATATAAATCTCATTCGATTCATAAGATAAGGTATGTCAAAGAATTTTACATTCCAACCTGTAACAATATCAGGATGATTTTT